GCACCTGCTCGCAAGTGCTAAACAAAAATCTCCGGACTGTGGCCTGTCCTCAAGCAGGCCCTTCCGGGGTCCACAGCTAGGAGATTTTAATGCCCTCAATCGTTTCTCAAGGTCGCGTCTCGACCTTTCCCGGCGGATTCCCCGCTGGTCTGTCCGTCCTCGGTATGCCGCTGGTTTTTCCGCAAGCACGCGGAGAGGTCTACTACGTCAGCAACAACGGAGCGTCGCTCGCAGCCGGTCAAAGCACTGGCAGTGACGGCAACAAAGGCACCTTCAGCAAGCCGTTCGCCACACTGCAGAAGGCGCTCGATGTTTCAGTTGCCAATCGTGGTGACATTATCATCGTCGGTCCAGGCCACGCGGAGAACATCGCTTCGGCAACTGCCCTCGCAATCAGCAAGGCTGGCGTTACGATTCTCGGTCTCGGCACCGGCGATAACCGTCCGACTTTCACCCTGACCACCGCCAACACCACCAAGATTGTTGTCAGCGCCAACAACGTGTCGATCTGCAACTGTGTGTTCGTCGCCAACTTCCTTAACATTGCAAACATCTTCGACCTGACCACGGCCACTGGCTTCAACTTCGATTCGTGCGAAGCCCGCGATATCAGCGCCACCCTCAATTTCCTCAACCTCTTTCAGTTATCGGCAACCACTTCCGCTAACAACGGCCTGCGTATCACGCAGAACCGCTTCTCGCTGTTGTCTGCCGCTGGTGTCTGCAACCTTGCCAACTTCCGTGGAACGATCGACCGCGTTGAGATCTCCGACAACGTCTACGCAGCTCGGACGACAAACGCAGGTGCTGTGCTGGTCTTCGCCACAACCAAGTTTGCTACGAACCTGTCTGTTCTGCGCAATCGTTTCTTGTGCGTCAACGCATCTGGTACCGCAACCGGGTTGATCATCACCTCTGACACCACGACCCACGTCGGTCTGGTGGAGGGCAACTTCATCCGAACCCTGGCCACAACGCCCCTGATGGTAACTGCCGGATCTGGTCTGTCATTCCTCGACAACAAGTTCCAGCACACGGCTGAGCGTTCCGGTCTTCTGTCTCCGGTCGTCGACGCTTAATTGTAGCAGTTTGGTGCATTTGTCGGGATTGTGTGAACACGCAATCTCGACATTCCCTGTTCAAGGAATCCCAAATGGGCCGTGCAGACCACTACTCCCCAGGCGATAACAACGCCATCTGCGACTCCTGCGGACGGAAGCGCAAGGCCAGTACCCTCAAGAAAACCTGGGACGGATTCTACGTCTGTCCTGAGCACTGGGAACCGCGCCATCCCCAGGACTATGTGCGCAATGTTCCGGAGAGTCTCCCCGTCGCCATCAACCGTCCGGCAGTCGAGCCAACCTTCACTGCCGAGGCTGAGGCCATCCCCCTCCCACCGAACCCTCTAGGAGTCTGACGTGGCTGTATCAGGAACCACCACCTTTACACTCACCAGGGACGAGATCCTGGACTCTTCGGCCCGGGTCACTGGTTACCTGGCAGCCGGCGAAGTACTCAGCGCCGAGGACAAGACGAACCGTTCCCAGGCTCTCAACATCATGGTGAAGAACTGGGCCCGGAAGGGTCTTGCCCTCTGGGTCACAGTCACGGTCGAGATTCCGCTGGTGGCCGGGGACTACGACTACACCATCGGACCAAGCGGCAGCGACGTTACCGCCGACCGCCCACTCAAGATTCTCGAGAGTAGCTTCGTCCGAGATCCCGATGGTAACGATATCTCGCTGCGGCAACTCGCCCGTTCCGACTACAATATCCGCAGCCCCAAGGGGCAAGCCGGAGTCCCGGTCGACTTCTACTACGATCCCGGCAGAGACTACGGCACACTCTACTTGCTGAATGTTCCAGCCACCGCCGGCTACACGTTCCATGCGGAGACCCAGCGCCAATTCTTCGACATGGTGGCTGGCTCCGACAACTTCGACTTCCCCGCCGAGTGGCTCCTCCCCCTCAAGTGGGGACTGGCTGCGGAGATGGGCCTGGAGGACGGCGTTGAACTGGACAAGCTGGACTACATCGAGCGCAAGTCGCAGGCTCACCTCGAGGCCTGTTTCGACTTCAGCGTGGAGGAGGCCAGCACCTACTTCACTGTCGATACCCAGGGGATGCGCTAGTCGTGGAGACTCCGGCCAGCAAACACGTCCGTACCCCGCTGATCTTTCAGTCGGTCACTCGCGATGCTGCTCGAACCAAGGGGGCTTGGCTCACCAACATGTGGGTCGAGGGCACTCGAGCCCGCAAGCGGTTTGGGCTGACGCTCGATACCGCCGGAGCATCCCCAGGACAGGGCCTCCTGATTTACGGTACGGCCAAGGTCAGCATCCGCAACGATACGCTGTACGTTGATGGAGCTGACTTCACGTTATGAAAACTCCGCTGCTTGTGGCCAATGACTCCCGGAACGAAGCGCGAGACAGCGACTCTTGGGGGACTAATGTTCTGCTTGAGGCAGAAGTTCCAGCATCTGCGGTCAAGCGTCCTGGTTTGACACTGACCTATGATGGTACATCCCCAGGCCAAGGAGTGTTCATCTGGCCTGAGTCTGGTGCATCAACAATCGTCACAATTGAGGATGATGAACTGATCTTTCCAGTTATCGTAGCAATAGGAGATCTGGTTGATGGCTGGTACGCTATGGTGGATAATCCACCAACCAGTCCCGGCTCAGGTGATGAGTATTGGAGTGCATCTGCTCCAGACAGTCGCCGATACCAAGCATGGTCTGGGCTGGAAGTTTCAGCAGCCACAAACAATGATCCAGCTTATTGGGCTTTTGTTGGTGCAACATCCATTTCGTCCTCGAATAATTGCTACTGTACAACGAGACTTGCTGCATCTCCAGCGGCTGCAGCTCGTCAGGCTTTACGGTATTTGCGCAAAAGTTGTCCTGGATACACATTCAACACCACTTCTGTTATTTCTGGTGTAACATCAGAAAACAGGTCGTTATGGTTCTATCCCTATACTTATGTATTTATCGCTGGAATTCCTGCTTCAGTAAACGAAGCATCGCTATCCATTCTGAACGATACCTTGTGCACAGACACTAACTACATCTATAATACGTCTGTTGTTTGCGCAACACTGCGTTTGACTATGGCAGAGGCTGATCATTACGCAGCACCCCCGCCAGCAACCGATCCGACTTGTGCTGAAGTTTCTGATGTTTATATTCCAGGAATTCACATCGTTCGTCGCGTATAAGATCTCTACCAGCTTAGCCAACACAAAGGACCACTAACCATGCCAGTCACCGTTCCAGGTCTCCCCTTCGACTTCATCCAGACGGACGTTGCAGCCGGCACTGTTGGCTTCGTGTTCAAGTCAACCGCCGACGCCTTCTACTACGATGGATCCACTGTCACCAAGATCACAGACGGAGACTACCCAGCAACCACCGTCCGAGGCATAGCCTACCTGGACGGAACCTACTACGTCATGGACCCAGATGGACAGATCTTCGGCTCCGACCTCAACACCCCGACCGCCTGGACAGCCCTCAACATGCTGGTTGCCCAGATGGAGCCGGACGGTGGGGTGGCCCTCGCGAGGCTACTCAACTACATCGTGGCCTTTGGCACCTACACGACTGAGTTCTTCTTTGACGCCGGGAACCCTGCGCCAGGATCGCCGCTAGCTCCATACGCCTCCGGGATGCTCAACATCGGTTGCGCCTCAGCTGGCTCAGTCGTGCAGAGTAACAACCAGCTCTTCTTCATCGGGGTGACTAAACAGCGGGGACGCTCGGTCTACACCCTGACAGGGACCACTCCACAGATCATCTCCACTCCGTCTATCGAGCGGATTCTGAACGCCGACGACCTAAGTTCGGTGTTCGCCTTCTGTATCAAGATCGCAGGTCACAACTTCTACGTTTTGACGCTTGTCGACTCAGACATTACCCTGGCGTGTGACTTGACCACTGGAGACTGGAAGGAGTGGACCAGCCTCACCGCAGTCTCCCCGATCACGATCAGCACCTTGACCTACAGCAGCACCACGGGGTTGTGCACTGCTACGACCTCCGGTGCGCACAATCGCTCGGACGGAGATCCGATCACGATTGCCGGAGCTACGCAGACGGAGTACAACGGAGCTGTCAACGTGACCTACGTCGATTCGACGCACTTCACCTACACCCCGCTGTCCGTCCCGAGCGTCACCCCAGCAACCGGCTCCCCGACAGTGACGGGCTATACCTCCGGCGCTTTCATCGGACGGTTCTACGCAGGCTTCGGCAACATCGAACTCGTCCAGGATGCGGCAGGCAACCTCTATACCCTCTCCCCGGACGTGTATCAGGACAACGGAGTGCCGATCGACGTTCATATCCGCACTCCGCTGATCGACGGAGGCACCAACGATAAGAAGTTCTTCTCGAAGCTCCAGATCATCGGGGACTCCGCCGACACCCAGGTGTTCGTTCGTTACAGTGGCGACGATTACCAGACCTGGACGAAGTATCGGTCAGCTAACCTCGGGCTGCGTCGTGCGGCCCTCCACCGCCTGGGCCAAGACCGTCGCCGGGCGTTTGAACTTCGGCACACAGACAATACGCCGCTTCGTCTCGAAGCACTGGAACTAACCGT